TATCAGGATTTGCACAAGCATCTAACAATGCTGTAGCAAGTTCAGCTAACGCAACAGTTAATGGAACTAAAGCAGTGTCAACTGCAGGTTCAGACGAATTGTTGACAAGCATGAAGCTAAGAAAAGATAGTTTCGGTAACATCACTACTTCAAGTGCAGGTGACCACTCTATCCCAATAGCTCCAAGACTAGGTGGTGCAACTACTCAAGCAACTGCTACTGCAACTCCTTTACAGGTGATTGCAAGAATGGCAAGATTACTTGATACTCAGTTCGTAGACACTGATGGTAGATGGTTAGTTCTACATCCAACTTTTATTGAAGTTCTAAAAGATGAAGATTCACGTCTTCTAAATGGTGACTTCGGTGAGTCAGGTGGATTAAGAGCAGGTCTATCTGTAGGAAAGATTCATGGCTTTGATGTATATATGTCAAACAACTTACCTGCAGTTGGAACAGGTCCGGGTACATCTGGAACTGCTAACCAAAACTCTAACTTTGGTGTTATCGTTGCAGGACATAGTTCAGCAGTAGCAACTGCAGAGCAAATCAACAAGACAGAGACTTATAGAGACCCTGATTCTTTTGCTGATATTGTTCGTGGTATGCATTTGTATGGCAGAAAAATTCTTCGACCTGAAGCAATTGTAACTGCTAAGTATAACGTAGGATAAGGGAGATATAAATGGCTACTTTTGATTTAACTTCAAAGGATACCACAGGTATCTTTTCTGACTCTATTGCGGCTATGCCATCTACTAAAAACACTAACGTGATGAGAAATATTGAGGCTTACCTTGATATTGATGCGTTAGTAGCAGCAGGTGGTAGCTTCTCAGACGGAGACATCTTTCAGGTGTGAGAAATCCCTGCAAATACTTTAGTCATAAATGCAGGTGCAGAAGTGATGAAAGCATTCACAGGCAGTTGTACTCTTGACATGGACTTCGCAGCAGGTGATGACATTATTGATGGTGCAGACATTACATCTACAGGCTTTTGTGCCGCAGGTAGTAATGGTCAAACCAACACTATTGTCGGAAGTGGAGCTTCAACTTACACTCAATTCGTAACTACTACAGATACGATTGATGCTAAGATTGCAGGTGCCGCTCCAGCTACAGGAAGACTTAGAATGTATGCCACTGTTATTGATTTAGCAGGTCATGGCTTAGATGATAAGCCTGATGAAGTCGATAGAGACCAATTAGCTTAACTTTTCTAGGGGAGCAGGGCAACTTGCTCCTCTACACTTTTAGGAATTATACATGTCTGGAACTTTTTTAGATTTAACAAATAGAACACTAGCTAGGTTAAATGAGGTACAACTTACCTCTACTACTTTTTCTACTGCTAGAGGCATACAGGTTCAGGCAAAAAACGCAGTGAATGAAGCAGTGCGTTATATAAATCAAAGAGAATTTAATTATCCGTTTAATCATAGCACAGAAACTAAAACTTTAACTGCAGGTGTGGTTAGATATAGTATACCTACCTCTGCTAAAACTGTTGATTATCATACATTTAGAATCGTAAAAGATAGCGACTTAGGTAATTCAGGATATAGATTAGCACAATTAGATTATAATGAATATATAAATGCAGTAAGTGACCAAGAAGATGAGATTAATACTACGACTACTACTACCACACACACAAATAGTGTAGATATAATAACAGTAGCGAGTACATCTGGTTTTGATTCTGCAGGAACATTGCACATAGGTAATGAAGAGATAACATATACTGCAATAGGTAGTAGTACAACATTTACAGGATGCACTAGAGGCACAGGTGGCACTACTGCTGCTTCAATAGCAAGTGGTGTAACAGTGGCACAATTTGACCAAGGTGGTGTGCCTGAACATGTCATACGAACTCCTGATAATAATTATTTATTATATCCTTTTCCTAATAAATCATACTCAATAAAGTTTGACCACTTCACATTTCCGTCAGATATGTCTGCATCAACAGACACAACAAGTATACCTGAAAGATTTGATGCAGTGATAGCTGATGGAGCAACTGCTTTTGTATATCAATATAGAGGTGAAACAACTCAATATCAACTTAACTTTCAAAGGTTTGAGCAAGGCATAAAAAATATGCAAACATTATTAGTTAATAAATTTCAGTATGTTAGGTCTACTTACATACCTAGAGCAGGTACATATGGAGCAAATACTCTTAACGCAAGGTTAAGCTAATGCCTGATGCTTCTCAAGTACAACCTGTAAATTTTCCTTTACAAGGTGGTTTAGTTCTAAACAAGTCAACTTTTGCCATGCAACCGGGTGAGGCATTAGAGTTACAAAACTTTGAACCTGATATAGAAGGTGGTTACAGAAGAATAAACGGATTTACTAAACTTGTTACTAATATAGTTCCACAAACAAGTGCATCAACAGAAGCAGTTTTGTTGTCAATAAAGTTTAATAACAAAATAGTAGCAGCTAGAGGTGAAAAAATATTTACTGCAACTGAGGGCGATAACTCTTGGACAGCCATAGACACAGGAAGAACAAGTGCAGGTATATATGATTTTGAAATATTTAACTTTGATAACAATGATAAATTTATAGTTGTAGATGGTAATAACGCACCAACAGTATTTAATACTTCATTTAGTGCAACAGACGTAAGTGATTCTTCAGTAGCAGGAGCTAAGTTTGTAGCTTCATTTAGAGACCATATGTTTTATGCAGGTATGTCTAGTACCCCTCAAGAGCTTGTGTTTAGTAAGCCATTTGATGAAGACAACTTTTCAAGTGGTTCAGGTTCAGGAACTATAAAAGTTGACGATACTGTAGTAGGACTAAAAGTTTTCCGAGATAACTTATTTATCTTTTGTGAAAATAGAATATTTAAATTAGCAGGTTCATCTGTTAGTGACTTTGTGATAACACCTGTTACAAGAAACATAGGTTGTGTAAATGGACAGACTATACAGGAATTTGCAGGTGATTTAATATTTTTAGCACCTGATGGATTACGTACTATAGCAGGTACTGCAAGAATTGGTGACGTTGAATTAGGAACTATAAGTGCAAACGTACAACCTTTATTTAATAGTAATATAGCTACTGCAACAAGTTTTACTTCTATTGTTATACCAAACAAAACTCAATATAGAGTTTTCTTTTCTAAATCAAGTATACCAGAGACTTTAACAGAAGGAGCTATATGTTCTCTAAGAGGACAAGCATTTGAGTTTGCAAAGCTAAAAGGTATTAAACCCTCATCAACATTTACCTTTACAGATACAAGTGGCACAACTGTTATACATGGTGGCTTTGATGGTTTCGTATACCAACAAGAAAGTGGTAACGATTTTGATGGAACTGCTATAGATGGTAAATATAGAAGTCCTGATTTAAGTTTTGGTGATGCAGGTATACGTAAACATATGCAACGTATTCTTGTAAGTTACAAACCTGAGTCTTCAGTTAACGCAGATTTATTTTTAAGATACGATTATGAAGACCCTGATACACCAAGACCTGCAGCGTACTCTTTATCTGCAGCAGACATTGTAGCAGTTTATGGAAGTGCTACATATGGAACTGCAACGTATGGTGGACAAACAGAGCCATTGTTAAGACAGTCTGTAGAGGGTTCAGGATTTACTGTTGCACTTAGAGTTAACGACAACGGAACTTCTGCACCTTATGCATTAAGAGGTTTTGGATTAGAATATCAAGTAGGAGCAAGAAGATAAATGGGAGCTACATACACTAGACAATCCACATTTACTGATGGAGACATAATAACTGCTGCTCATAGTAATGATGAGTTTAATCAGTTATTAGCAGCCTTTGCAGCGAGTACAGGACATACTCACGATGGTACGACTGCAGAAGGTGGTCCTATAACTAAATTACTTGGAACTGCAATCACAATAGGCGATGGCACTGCAGGTACAGATATAGCAGTCACATTTGATGGTGAATCAAATGATGGTGTTTTAACATGGAAAGAAGACGAGGATTATTTTGAATTTAGTGATGACATACTTATCGCTTCTACAGAGAAGCTACAGTTCAGAGATACAGCTATACACATCAGTTCAAGTACAGATGGACAATTAGATTTAGTAGCAGATGGTGCAGTTCTTGTAGATACTGCAGGTGATATAACTTTAGATGCAGATGGTGGGGATGTTGTACTTAAAGATGGTGGAACACAGTTTGCTTCTCTTACAAATACTAGTGGCAACTTAATAATTAAGTCAGGCACTACAACTGCCATGACATTTGATGGTGCTAACGTAACTTTTGCAGGAACAGGACACACACATGATGGCACAGCAGGTGAAGGTGGTCCTATTACTAGCCTATTAGGTAATACACTTAGCTTTGGTGATGGTTCAACAGATGCT